TACCTAGTGTTGTCTAGTGTTCCGCATGCCGTGTCGCGTTCGGATAGTTGCTTGCCGGGATGTAGTAGTCACAGAAGGCGCAGATCGTGCACCCGCTATGAGCTCCCGGGCGTCCGGACCGCTCCGCCCCCTTATGGGCGCTGGATGGATGGTTGCAGTCGCAGGGCTCGGCACTCATGCGACGTATCGCTTCATGCTCTTTGCCCGGTCGGCGGCATGGTCGGCTTCGGCTTTTGCGTTCTTCGCCAGCAGCATCCGACGGGCACGGGCATCGGATTCGATGATGGCCCGGTTCCACAGGTTGCGGACCTTGCGGAGCTGGTAAACGGCGGTCCCATCTTCCAGGTAGCCGATGGGGGCGAGCTTCTCACGGTGCACCCATACGCTGATTTTGTTCTGCGGGAACGTGATGTTCTTGACGGGGTCCGAGAGCATCCGGGACACTTCGGAGGCGGTGCCGGTGTGGTATCCGGCGGCGGTCAGGGCGCGTTCCCGCCAGTCCGTGACGTCCCAGGTCGCCCCGCACGTCTGGCAGCGGGCCTCCGGGCGGCCTTCGGGGGCGTAGACGGGGGTGCCGCATTCCTGCCCGCCCTCTTCGGTGGGGCAGATGCCGGCGAAGATGCGGGGCGCGGCCCGGTCGGTTGCCCGGTCACAGTCCGTCAACGCTTCGGCCAGTTCCTGCTTCAGCACCGGCGCCCAGTCCTGGCCCCGTACCTCGCGGATCTGTTCGAGCAGTACGGTCGCGGCCTTCACGGCGTGGGGTTGCCGGTTGCCGAGGGCGTGGGTCCAGCCGGTGAGGATGACGTTCAGGGTGCGGCCGGTGTCGTAGGCGCGGGCGTTGGTCGGTTCGGACGGTGCTGAATGCCCGGAGGTCCCGACGCTGCCGTTGCCGACGTTCATGCGGGCCGCGGACGCCCAGACGGCTTCGACGGTCGCCTCGACCCTGCCGAGGTCCGCAATCAGTATGTCCCGGCATCCCGGGCACAGGTAGATACCGTCCGGCTGGTTATCGCACGCCCCGCAGCTTGATCCCATACCCCTATCTTAACAGGGAAGTTCCTTACTGTTCCTCACTGTTGGGCGTGTCGCTACAGAGCCCAGTCCTCGTCACCAGCTCGGATCACGGCGTCGCACTGTACCCTCCGGGGACTTTGCGGCCGTAGTGAAAGGAGCCGCAGCGGCAACGGTAGACATCGTGAATCTTGCCGTTGAATGCTGGATAGTCTGCGGCTTCCCGCTGGCTGGCGAACTTGATCTTGAACTGGTATGGGCAAAGCCCGTCAAGCGACTTTCCGCGGGCCTTGGCGCGGGCATTCTTGCGCTTGTATTTGTGGCTCGTTGAGCAATATAGATGCGGGTTGTTGTTCATGGGCTCCACCATCTCGAACTTAGCCCCACACCAGAGGCAGACTCCTTCCTCGATTTCCACGCCGGTGTATGGGTCTGTCATCCGTTCGCTCACAGCGCCCACTCCTGCTGGTAATCCGGATGCGTGCTGTAGACGGCGGCGAGGGCCCGGAGCATCGGCGTAGTAGGCGGCTCAATACCGAAGCGCTTGACGTACTCGCGCTCCGTCAGCCACGCCATCTCCCTGGTAATGCGGTACGTCATGCTTTGGGTATCGTTCGCGTCAAAGTCGCCGGATGGGGCGCGCTCAACAAGCACCGGCCATTCCTCGTGCTGCTTGATGATCGCCCGTTTCGCGGCGCACTCAGCCAACTGGCGCTTCCATCGCGGGCTACTCCCGCCTTCGCCCCTTCGATACTGAGCAAGGCAGACGTTCGCCTCATGCTCATCTTCGGCGATGCGGGCTTCCAGGAACTCGGTAATCGTCATGCGCTCATCCTCTCAGCTTCACACGCACACGTGTCGTCTTTGCGGCCGGTCAGCATCTGCTTGACCTTCCCGTAATCGAACGACCCCGACGCCCAGTCATTCTCCATCACGTACAGGGTTTGCTTGATCCGGCGCTCCGCCTCACACTCAGGCACGAGGGCTCATGTCGAAGGGTGCCCACATGTCCCGCATGTATTCGGCGAAGCGTTGGAGCCATTCCCGCACCGCGGGTTCGTCGGCCTCGGTAACCTTGACGGATGTGTGAGCCATAGCGCCTTTGCGAGGGAACATCCAGAACAGTTCCAGGGTGTCGCCGGGAATCTCGAAGTCGGGGTTGTCTTCAATCTCCCACTCGTAGTCTTTCGGGTCGGGGCGTAGCCAGTCCCATCGGTAGAGGAAGTTCAGTCCCATCATGAACCCGTGATCCGTCCCGATGCTGTGCAGGCTGTCGCCGTCCGGGTCGGCGAACTCAGACCAGGAATCGTACACCCGGTTCCATTCGGCGTTCTGGTATGAGTTGGCGTAGTAGGACCCGTCCGGGCCGTAAGAGTCATGCTCGACTTCCCAAAGGTGTTTGCTCATGCGTCTTCTCTTTCGTAGGCGTCGCAGCGTTCCTGGTCGGGGCCGATCCGGTCGGCTTCCTGCGCCCGGGCCTGAGCCTCGCGGAGGGCTTCATAGTCGGGGCGGACACTGCGGCTCATGCCGTCCGCCTTGGTACTGGATAGAGTTCACCGTTTGGTCGCTGCCAACGCCGCCCGTAATAGACCTTGTTCCGCAGCTCCGTCAGGTTCCGCGGCTCCCACTCGGCCATGTTGTCCGGGCCAACGCCGTAACCGTCCCAGCCCTCAATGTCGAACTCGCGGATCGCGGCGTAGCAGTGTCCGCATTCCTTCCACGCAGTTGGGCGACCCTCGAAGATCCCGTCGTAGCGGCGGTACTCCTCACCAATGGTGATTGTTCTCCCGCAGACTTCGCATGTGTGCGTCTTGCGTGCCTTCGGTTCCGCCCAGCGGCCAACGTCGCTCATCGCGCCCCCTCCGTTGCGGTGAGTGCGGCGCGGGCCTGCTTCACGGCCTCCCGGGCCTGCCGTGCATGCGCCCAGTCCCCGCCACCCGCGGCAGCCGACACTGCGGCAGTGTACGCGTCATCAGCGGCGGTTACTGCTGCGGCGAGCTGGTCCCCGTCCCCGCCGGCCATGCTGATCAGGTGCTCGGTGTAGTCGCTCATGCGGAGGCCTCCGGGGAGTAAAGGACGGTGATCGGGTGCGTGCCGTAGCGCCACAAGTCCGTAGCGGATAGGTCTGCGCCGGACTGGTTCCGGAAGTTGTTGCCCTCACACCTGAGGACTACCGTGTCGGACTCGTCCGCTGTCTGGACTGCGCTTCCGAAGGGCAGGGCCTCCAACTGTGCGGCGGTGGTGATGGTGCGGGGCTTCGAGGCTTCGAGCGCTTCCTCTGCCGCCAGCCGTGCGGCATGGGGAGTGATTTTGCCCCTCCGCTGCAAGATCATGATGTAGTTCTTTCCGTCACTGGCCTTGACCTCCATCTCCAAGTAATTCGGGGCGTCGTGCTCGTCGAGCATGGAGCGCATGGAGTCCGCGATGAACAGCAGCGTCTCGGCCGTTTCCGGGCCGCCGGCGTGGGTTTTGATCTCGAACCCACCCTCGGGTGATGGCCCCATGCTGTCCAGCATTAGTTCATCCCGGGCGCTCATGCGGCGTTCCTGACGGGGGTGTGGTCGCGGATTTCGGCCTGGATGGATTCGTACCGGGCGCGTGCCTGGGCGGCTTCGGTGGAGGCTTGGGCGAGGGTCGCGTCGGCGCGTTCCATGGCGACTTTGGCGATGCGGAGCTGGCGGTACAGGACCGCGGCCTCTAGTTCGGGGGTGGGTACAATGGGCATTGCGGGGTTCCTTCCCGTCACGCCCCGGACTGTCTTGAACCAGTCGCGGGGCTTCTTCTTTGTTCCTCAAAGTCTAGCATGATTGTTCCCTAGTGTTCCTATATTTCGTGAGGAACTTCCGGCGTGTCCAACTCCCTGACCCGCACACTCAGCCGCTTCCGCTGCCCCTTCACGTACTCGACCCTCGGCATGTGCTTGACCATAAACTCCGGCGTGTCATCCTTCACAATCGGGTGATCCGTAGGTTTCTTCCCGGAGGACAGCGCGTCACACAGCGGCTTCAACGTCCACACAAGATTGTCGGCGTCCCGGGCGATCCGGTCCCCGACATGCCAGGTCAGCAACACATCACACCGGCCCAGGACCGGGATGCCCGCGGCCCGGGCAAGCAGCCCCATAGCCTCCCGGGCGGCCTTGACCTTGCCGGCGTGCGCGTAAATGTTCCCGTGCCCGCCGTTCGGCTTCACCGGCGGAGTCGCCCACGGAAGGTCTATCGTCCACTCCCTCACAGGACCCACCCCTCAACGGCAGGGACGCTGGAAATTCCGCAGCGGCCGCAGAACACCGGGACGGTGACCGGGTACGGCATCCCGTCGAAAGCGTCGTCATGCTCGCCATGCCCCGGATTCAGGCAGTACCAGCACGCAATGACCACGCCGAGCCGCTTGATCCAGATCGATTCGAAATTGCTCTTGCGCTGGTTGCAATCCCAGCACGCCGAGACCAGATTGTCCGACCTATCCGCCGCTGCCAGGTCTGAGGCCCGAAACGCTGACCGGGGGATGATGTGATCGACCGTCAGGACGTGCCCGCCGGTGCCGCACATCCGGCAAATCCCGCCGTCGCGCTCATGGATGATGGCGCGCTTCTGCGAGCTGATCGGCTGGCGCTCTTCCCGGTTCCGGACCGGCCAGCGCCGCTCGGGTTCCTCCAGCCGGTCCAGCAGTTCGCCGAGGCTGATCGAGTGGACGTGCTCTGCGTGCGCCCGGCTCTGGTCGTAGTAGGCCGTGATGTCCTCGAAGCCGCTCATGCGACGCCGTACCGGAAGTCGCCGGCTTCGGAAGCCATGGAGTTGACCGAGGCGAAATGCGGCCGCCACGCCAGGTTGATCTTGCCCGTTTCGCCGTGCCGGTTCTTCTCGATGATGAACTCGATCTCGCCCTCCATGTCGTCGCTGCGGTGCAGGAGGATGATGTTGTCCGCGTGCGCCTCGATGCCGCCGGACTCCCGGAGGTCCGCCATCGTCGGCCGCGGGTCGGCGCGCTGCGTAGACCCGCGGTTCACCTGGGCGAGTGCCAGGACGTGCGTGTCGAACTCTTTGGCGAGGTGCTTGCAGTCCTCCGCGATCCGGGCGACCTGCCGTTCCCGCTGCTCCCGGGTGTCCGCCGGGGCGACGAGCTGGAGGTAGTCGATGATGACCAGCGGGACGGGGCCGCGACGCTTCCATGTCCGGACTGTGGCGCGGATCTGCGCCATGGTGGTCCGGGACAGTTCCTCGATGTAGACCGGCCAGTCGGCGGACTTCGCCCGGAGCCGGGCGACCTTGGACCAGTCGCCCTCGGTGAGTTCGAAGGAGTTCAGGTGGTGCAGGTCGATCCCTTCCGAGGCCGCCGTCATACGGCCGATGACCTCGTGCTCTTTCATTTCCAGCGAGAAGAACCCGACGCCGTAGGACGTTGCTGCGACCGCGGCGCAGCCGGCCACCAGCGACTTGCCGACCGCCGGGCGGGCGCCCATGATCGTCAACTGCCCGGGGTGCCAGCCGCCATTGAACTTCCGGTCCAATTCGGACCAGCCCGTCGGGTAGGACTTGCCCTTGGGGGAGGACCAGAGGTCGATGGCGGATTCCAGGGCGTCCGCGAAAGTCCGGACCCGGATGCCGGTCGCCTCGTTGGCGGTCGCGTCCAGTGTGGCGCGGGCATCGTCCAGGACCTGCTCCGTTTCGTCCCATGCGGACGTCATGGACATCTGCTGGAGTTTCGCCCCGACGTCGGCGAGCCGCCGGAGCCGGGCCAGGCCCTTGACAATGTCGGCATGGTACGGGGCCTGAGAGCGCACAGGAGCCACCGCAGCGCACTCATGGGGGTAAGAGACCTCCATGCCCTGGATAGGCGCCGTGACAAGCCTCTGGACCAGCGCGAAGGGCGTTACCGGGTGGCCGGCGCGGTGCTCCACGAGGATCAAGTCCCACAACTGCTCATGCTGCGGGCGGTAGAAGTCCTCCGCCTTGAGGTGAATGTCCTCCAAAACGCGCTGATCCAGCATCGCCGCCCCAATCACGGCGCGCTCCGAATCGAGATCCTGTCGCGGTGTCCTGTCGTTCATGCTGCTTCCCCCAATTTCCGTTTCGCTTCTTCGAGGCGTTCCGCCTTATGCGCGGCCCGCTGTTGCTTCTTCCACTCAATTTCCCCGGCCATGTCCAGCCCCGCCGGGGGAGTCCCCGGGGTCCACACGTCCCGGCCCAGGACCGACTCGACGTCGATCAGGCCGTCCGGTGAGGCGCCGGTCTTGTTCTTCTCCCAGTCCTCCACCGCGGCGAGGCGGAGCTGGTCGTACTTGGCCCGGAACTTGCCCATCGACAGGACGTTCTTCCGCCAGAACGTGTTGCCTTGGGCCCAGCGGATCAGGTTCTCCGCCTTCGCCGGTTCGCGGCCGTCAAGGTCGATCATGCGCCGGCACTCATCCGTCCACGTCTTGGTGATCTCCGGGCGGAGGGAGCCGTTGGCTTCGATCAGGTCAGCCAGGACGGTGCAGAGCTGATTCACGTCTTCCCGGATCTCGCTTGAAGAAGCTTTAGCTTCTTCTTTAGGGGTCGGGTCGGGTCGGGTCGGGTCGGGGTGTTCGGACTCCCGCTGGCGTCCCTCCGTCTGTCCCGCGCCTGTCCCGCTGGTGTCCCGCTGGGACTTCCTGTAATTAGCCTTCCGGATCCGCTCCTTCTCGCGGTTTTCTTCAAGCTCGGCCTTCGTCGGCTGGTACTTGCTCCAGTTCCGGTAGACCCAGCCGGGCAACTGAGGATCGTCGGAGACTGCCGACAGGATCCCGACAGGATCCTTGGAGGATGCCGATACGATCTCCCAAAGACCGGCCTGCACGAGCTGGTTAGCGACGCCGGGGGTGCCGCACAGCTCTTCCAGGACATACTCGGGGATGAATCCGTCCGTCTCTTCCTTCGCGCTCCAGGTGCCTGCCAGCGCCCACAGCCCGACGGCCTGCAACCGGTAGCGGCGCGGGATCCGCAGGACCGGCTTGGAGTTCGCGAAGCCGTCGTCCATCTTGAACCATGCCATCAGGCGGCCGCCTTTGCTGTGCGGTAGCCGCGGTGCCGTTCGGTGTGCGCGACCCGGCATGGCACGCACGTGGGGGTGCCGGCGCGCAGGTGCCGCTGGTACCCCTGGGGGGTGCCGCAGCGCCCGGGACTGAACCGGCCGTCGGGACGTATTACGGGTTCCTTGGGGTTCGCTGCACGCCAGGCCCGGTGATAGGCGGAGTTCGCTGCCCGGCACGCGTCGCAGACGTCCGTGCCGTAGCGGCGGTGCTGCTTGTAACCGGCGTGGGTGCCGCACTTGGAAGGGTCGAACACGCGGGGCCGGGGGACCGGGACACGGACGGGGCGGGGCTTGACAGGGGTGAGCTTGACGGGCGCCGGCATCGGGACGGGCGTGGCTGTCGGGGTGGTGTCGCGCAGCTCGGGCTTGCCGTCCCATTTGTATCCGGCCATTACGCCGCGTCCCGATTCAGGAGGGTGTGGGCGCTGGAGCGGGTGGTGCCGAAGATTCGGTATGTCATCGCATCGGAAGTGTGCGATGGTCCCCGGACGGCCCCAAGCCTAGCGATTACGCCTCGGCGGATGTTCACCTTTGGGGTTACCGCCTCCAGGTGCCACGGGTTCACGCAGGAGTGGTTCCTGCACAAATGATCCACATGCATCCCTTCTTCCACCGGCGCGACGAAGTAGGTGTAGAAGACCTTGTGTGCAGGAAAGGTTGTCATGCCAATGTGAAGCTTGGCGTATCCAGACTTGCTTTCTGTTGCGAAGATCCAGCACCCTTCGGTGCCAGATATGGCGCCTCGGTCGAACGTTCCTGTGATTATCTGCCCAAGCGTGCGCGGGCAATGGGCTAGGGCTCGATCAAGCTTTGTGCTCATGCCGCGTCCCGAATGAGGACGTGGGCGGTGGTGCGGTGGATGCCGTAGGCGTCGGCGATGGCCTGGACGCTGGCCTCTTCGCGGAGCTTGCGGGCGGCGAGGCGGTAGACGGTGTTCCACAGGTCGCGTTGTGCGGCGACGGCTGGGAGGTCGTCGAGGGTGGTGATCTGGGCCATTGCCTGATCGACGGTGGGCGCGTTAGTATTCATTGAAGCCACTCCTTATCAGTGGTTAGTGGGCCCGTTCCTGTTGACGCAGGGCGGGCCTTTTTGTTGCTTGCTGATACCTACATACTACCGGAACACTCGGGAACTTCCGCATCCGACACGCAAGTATTGGGCGTGTCGCTACTTATTTCTTGTGTCGGGTTACTCAGTGTTCCCCGGGCACGCGAAAGGACCCGCCCGGCGTGATGCCGAACGGGTCCCAGGTGGTGCGGGGGCTAGAACGGGGCCGAACTATCCCCGCCGTTGCCCCAGGTGTCGGCCTGCGCCGGCTGGTTGCCCCAGTTGCCCTGCGCCTGCCCGCCCGTGTTGCCGCCGCCGGAGCGCTGCGTCCGGTTCACCTTCGCGCTGGCGTACTTGAGGCTCGGTGCCACCTCATCCGCCTCCAATTCCACAACGGTCCGCTTCTGCCCGTCCTTCTCGTACTCGCGCTGGGTCAGTCGGCCCGTGACGACGACGCGCATACCCTTGTCAGCCAGCGTCTCGGCGATGTTCTCCGCCATCTCACGCCACGCCGAGCACCGCATGAACAGAGTCGTCCCGTCCTTCCATTCATTGGCGTTCTTGTCGAACGTGCGCGGGGTGCTGGCAACTGTGAAGTTGACGACTGCGGCGCCGGAGGGAGTGAAGCGCAACTCGGCGGGGCCGGTGGTGTTGCCGATGATGGTCAGGGTGGTTTCGTTAGCCATGGTTATGCTGCTTTCTTGTTGGTTACGGTGCGGTTGTAGATGTTGTCGATCAGATTCCAGGTGCCGGTAGCGAGGTCGAAGAACGGCGTGTCTTCCGGCGAGTCCCAGCGGGATAGCTTCCACCCGTATTTCCGTGCCCTTGTCGCCCACGTCTGGTTGGACTCGATCAGGCCGTTGGCTGATGAGCACATGACGATGACGTTCGCTGGCCGGTCGAGGGTCTTGGATCCGCCCATGCCGCGGTTGATGCGGTGCTGCGGAACGAACGTATCCTCCCGGCCCACACAGCCGCAGGGGCAGTGCATGTCTCTCGCTAAATACAGGGCGAACTGGCGGCCGTTCATGCGTTGGGCTCTTCGACGACGTCGTCCTCGCGGGTGACGATCAGGTCGTGGACTCCGGCGATGTGCTCGACCTTGTGTTCGTCGGCTTCGAGGGCCTTACCGAGGTCGGTGGACTTCGGCAGGTACGGGGCGAGGGCGCGGATGCCGGTCTTGCGGGCCATCTCTTCCTCGTTGGTGCCCCAGGGCGACTTCTCCCAGTACTGCGGGCGGCGGGCGATGACCTTATCCTTGGGCAGGTAGGCCCAGACGGTGCCGGCGCCCTTGATCTTGGCGATGGCGACGACGCCGGTCCATTCCCGGACCTCGTCGTAGTCGGCGGGGGACCAGTCGAAGAACCGGCCGCGTTCGGAGTTGGCGCCGTGGTCGAACTTGTCACCCTTGCGGATCAGGAACGTCTCGATCTTCTCGATACGCCCGGATCGGTAGGCGAGTTCGATGTAGCCCTGGAATCCGATGATCGGCAGGCAGGTCCACACCTTGACCCACTGGTCGCCTTCCTTCTTCGATACCTGCCGGGGGGTGAGGTAGAAGTGGCCGAGGGCGGGGCCGATCTCCAGTTTGAGCTGGGCGGCGAGCATGATGCCGCCGAGCAGGGAGGCCGGGGTCGCCTGCTGTAGCTGCGGCGATGCGGAGACGCTACTGATGGCGGCGCGGACGAACGCGGCGGAGTTCATGGCGCCGGCGAGCTGGGCCTCAATGGCGGCCTGCTGCGCCTGGATGAGGTCGCGGGCGGTCGGGTTCTTCTGCTGGGCAACGGCCTTTGTTGCGGTGGCTTCTGCGAGCTGGCTAGTCATCTTCTTTGGCCTTCTTCCGGAGGAACATGCGGGTGGGTGCGCCGGTCTTCATGTACTTGGCATGAAGCTCCGGGTGGTCGGTGGCGAATGCTTTGTCGTCAAACTTGGTGACGCCCTTGCGGGGCTTCCACGTGAAGAGGGTCTGCCCGCGGTGGGTGAGTTCGACTGCGTCCTGCATGGCGATCTGCAACTGGAGCTTGACGGCGTCCAGCTTCTCGTTGAGGGCTACCGCTTCGGCCTGCATGAGCCCGTACGCTCCCCAGAGGTCGTACAGGGCCTCGCCGCCTTCAACCTTCACCGCCGGGTCTGCGGTCCATTTCAGGGCCGCGTCGTCCAGGGTGATCGGTTCGGGGGCGACGCCGGCCAGGATGTTGTTCTCCCAGAAGTTCCGGGTGAGGCGGATCAGTTGCTCGTGGAACTCCCGGTCGGCCGGCACGGTGTAGAAGTCCGGGGTGTTCCCGCCGTGCAGGACCACGAGGTAGCCGTGCGGGGCGCCCATGATGAGGATCTGCTGCTGGATCTGGATCTGGTAATTCAGGGGGATGCCGTTGTCCCATGCGTCCTTCATGAACGCATCCGAGGACTTGATCTCCAGCGGGACCACGACGTCACCCTCGATGACCTTCCGGTCCGGGGTGGCGAGCAGCCAGGGGAACTCTTCGGACCGGATCAGGCCGGGGGAGGCGCCGACATCGAGGCCCTTGGTGTCGCGGACCCACTGCGCGATCGGCTCTTCGAGGCGGTGGCCCCAGTCCTGCCGGTCGGACATGCTGTCGTCGATGGCGTCGGAGAGCTTGTCAAGGTAGACCGAGAGGGGGGTGCCCCACTTCGAGAGGCCGAGGACGGAGGCGGAGTCGGACGCGCCGAGGCCCTGCTTCCGCATCCTCAGCCAGTGCGCCGTATCGGGCGCCGGGTCAATCACCGTGTAATTCATCGGGTTAGCTCCTGCTTCTGGGTCCACGCTTCGATGCGGGCGGTGGTGGGGTTGACGTATCCGGCCGTAACTTCGGCCTGGGTGTCGGGGGTGGGGTCGGTGTGGCCGGGGCAGTAGCAGACGTCGAGCCGGCACGTGTCGCAGCGGTACAGGCCGCCGCAGTAGCAGGCGCTCATGACGGGTCCGCGAAATACTCGCTGAGGCGGTCGGCGATCCACTGCAGGTCCACCATGTGCTCCGGCTTGTCCCGCAGGTACTCGGCGATGTAGTGGATCTGCATGAGGCCGGTGCCGGGGAGTTCCTGGATGGCCCGGGAAAAGCCGAGGAGGAAGTGTGCCTGCTCTTCGTTGTCCCACGACGCAGCGTCGGTCCCCAATTCGTAGTGGTTGATCTTCGTCTCGGTGGTTACTTCGATGGCGGTCACAGTCCGAGCCTTTCGTCGTCACGGGTGCACCCGGTGCAGGTGCAGGGGAGGCGGCGGCGGATACGGCGGCTCAGGGCGGCCTGCGCCCGGTTCTCCGCGGCGGCATCGGCACGGTCCGCGGCGAGTGCCCAGGCAAGCCAGACACCGGCACCGATCGTGGCGAGCATCAGGATAAAGACGTTCATGAGAGCTCCCAGCGGGTCTTGATGGTGCCGAGGGTGAGGGAGGTTTCCCAGAACATCGTCAGGAGCAGGGAGTCGCGCAGGTGCCCGGTGTTGTCCACGGTGCCGGCGTTGTTCACGGTCAGCAGCGGGTGGGTGCCGTTCTCGATGGTGCGCAGTTCCCGGGCGTAGGAGACGAGGCCGTCGACGTCGCACCACTTCAGGTCCGTGTCGGTCAGCCAGGACAGCCGCCGGGTGAGGGTCTGCAGTTCTTCTTCGGACGGGCCGTGGAGGCTCATCTCCCCGGCGAAGTGCTTGACTTCGGCGAATATGATGCGGGCGGCGAGGTCCTTGTCGAACAGGTAGGGGGTCCGGGTAGACTCTAGAAATGTCGTCACTGTAGGTTCCAATCGCTAGTGATGGTGTCGAGGTCCGGGAGTTACCGCTTCCGGGCCTCTCTTGTTGCTGTAGAACAAACATACCTCATGTTCCGTACTGTTCCATACATTTACAGGAAAAAAGGCAAAAAAATATAGGCGAGTCGCCGAACAGTGCGGAAGTTCCTCACAGTTGCTCCCACACGCCGACCGGCCGGCGCTCCACCACATACACGCCCGGGTGCGCCTCCACCCACGCCAGCGCCTGGCCCTCCGTGTTGAACCCGACCTCCGCCGTCACGTCCCCGTCCATCACCGCGAACTCCCACCCCGCCGCCTTGATCCAGCCGAGTCGGAGCATCGCCCCGACCGCCGCCGACGCCTGCAGGTCCAGCAGATGATCCGGGGACCCCGCCGCGGACTCGGAGTCGTTGATCGCCTGACGGACCGCCGCATGCAGCTCCTCCTCCGGAGTCACTTTGGCTCCTTGGTCCGGGGGATCGCTTCGCGGAATGTCCACTCCGTGACTTCGCGAGACACTATCTGCCATGGCTTCCAGGCATAGAGCTGGCCGCCCTCTTGCAGGGCTTGATGCACGTCGGCGGCGCTAAACGCTCCGGGGACGATACGGACTTTCTTCCCGCCTCGAATCTTGTAGCCCCACTCAGTGGACGTAGCTTCCGGGCTCATCGTGAGGCCCTCGGCTGTTTCTTCCGGTAGTCCTCAACATCGGCCCATGGGATCCGGATGTGGTTGGACTGGTTGCCCTTGCCGGTCTTGTACGCGTTGGGGAACTCGTTGGACCGGGCGAGGATCCGGACCGTTTCGGGGTGCAGGCCGAGATGCTCGGCGACCTCGGACACTTTCGCGTCACTCATGCTGTTACCTCCTGGGGGATGGAGCGGGCGAACTCTGCGGCGTCACGGATGGCGTCCTCGAAGCTCGTCCACGTTGCCGTGGTGGACGGGGTCTTGACGAACCAGAAGCGTTTGGACGGGACGCGCACAAGGCAGCAGTCCTGCTTGCACTGGAAGACCCGGACCGGGCGGCGGATCATGCCCGGCTCCGCTTTTCGATCTCGCGTTCGATGTACCATTTCGCCTTCTCCAAGTCCTCGATGGCGTCGTGCTTCAAGTCGCACCGCCAGATGTATTTCAGGGCGTTGCCTAGGTTGAATCCCATGTGCTCCGTGATCTGGATGCACTCGATGCCACTGGGGTGCCCGGTGTAGTGCGCGGGGCGGTTTACGGGGTCGCCCTGCTTGTCCTCATCGGCCAGCTTCCAGTGGACTGTCTCCATGTGTCTGGCGGATCCAGAACCTTCGACTTCACTGATTCGGTAGGGGTAGTCGTCGTCTTCATTGATGCCAGTGATGGTTCCAATGACGCTGAGTTCGTCCGCAACGACGTCGCCTACCTTGAACTTCCGGGCGCTCATGCCGCACTCCAGACACGGCAGGCCCCGCCGGAGCGGCCCGGACGGCGGGAGCGGTGGTAGCCGACGGCCCGGATCAGGCCCGCGTCGTGCGCCTCCCGGAACACCTTCCCCCACATGGCCGGCGACGGCTGGTCGCGGAGTTCGGCGCGTTCGGTGAGTGAGTAGGCGTCAAAGGGCTTGCCCTCGGCGGCGACCTTCACGAGCGCGTCCATGGCGTCGGCGCTCCAGTCGAGGTCAGTGAGGACCATTGCGTGCG